GTGTAAAATTATATATGAAAGAGTGGGTAAAACATTGGGGTGATGAAGGTATTTTGTCTGATGCAGGTATGATACCAATGCCAAAAGAGGAACGTTCTGAAATGCTTATTCGTATGAAAGAACTTCCTAAACTAACAATGGATGATTTAAAATAAGGATATAAATCATGAGAAGATACCTAAAAAGATTATGGTGTGCTTTAATAAATCGTAAATGTAATCCTGCGTGTGATTGTTGTTAAATGGCCCTAGCTAAATCACAACAGAGTCTAAAGAAGTGGACAAAACAAAAATGGCGAACTAAAAGTGGCAAGCCTAGTGCTAAAACTGGTGAACGGTATTTACCTGATAAGGCTATTAAGTCTCTTAGCAGCAGTGAGTATGCAGCTACAACAAGAGCAAAACGAAAAGGCACAAAGGCAGGTAAGCAGCATGTGGCTCAGCCTAAAAATGTTGCAAAGAAAACAGCTAGATTTAGAGCCGCCAAAGGCGGAGTGGTAAGGAAAAAGAAATGATGTTTAAAAAGAAAAGTCATTTAGAAAATTTTAATTTTAATCATGTTGTTCCTAAAAAAGATTCTAAAAAACGTAGACCTTTAAATACTGACCCTTTTGCTATACCTAAAAAATTAGGTACGGCTAAAGGGGCAACTACTTATGGTAAACCTTTATCTCCTGAATTAAGAAAGAAGCTAAAGGAATTTAAAAGTAAAAGAGAAACTTGATGACACGTAATCTAACAGAAAAACAACAAAAGTTTTTAGATGTTCTTTTTGAAGAAGCAGAAGGTGATCCTGTAAAAGCAAAAAAACTTGCAGGGTATGCAGAGACTGTTGCTACTTCTGCGGTTGTTAATCCTCTTCAAAGTCAAATAGCAGAGTTAACTAAAAAGTTTATTTCTTCTACTGCAACAAAAGCTGCATATTCTATGAAACAAATTATGGAACGACCTACAGACTTAGGTAACAAAGAAAAGATGATGGCAGCAAAAGATATACTTGATAGAGGTGGATTTAAGCCATCTGATAAAGTAGAAGTAGAAGCAGTTAGCCCTTTATTTATATTGCCCCCTAAAGATGAAAAAGATAACTAATACTTGGAAATTACCTGCCCCACCAGAGGGAGATAGTTACGAATGGCATCCTGTTGTTAGGGTAGGTAGACATGTACCTTTTGGTTATAAGCAAGATCCTGAAGATCTTGATATACTTTTACCAATACCAGAAGAGTTAAATTTATTTGAAGAAGCTAAAAAACATCTTAAACAATACAGTTATAGAGATGTAGCTGCTTGGTTAAGTGAAGAATCAGGCAGATATTTATCTCATGTAGGATTAATGAAAAGAGTACAAATTGAGTCAAAACGTAAGAAAGAGGCTACAAACCAACGCCAGCTTGCAGAAAAATACAAAAAGGCGTTACAAAAAGCAGAAAAACTTGAAGCCCAAAGACTCGGAGGAAAAAGTCTTAGAACACCCTCAAACAAATTTGAGCCTGAACATACAGAATAAAGAAGTTATTTTTGAACCAAACCCCGGACCACAAACAGACTTTCTTTCTTCTACAGAACAAGAGGTACTTTATGGAGGTTCGGCTGGTGGCGGGAAGAGCTACAGCTTAGTTGTTGATCCTGTTAGATATTTTAACAACCCTAATGCAAGTATGTTGCTTGTAAGACGTAGCACAGAAGAACTTAGAGAACTTATTTCTATTAGCAAAAAACTTTATCCTAAAGCAGTTCCGGGCATAAAGTTTATGGAAAGAGATAAAACATGGATAGCCCCTTCTGGTGCAACACTCTGGATGTCTTATCTTGATAGAGATGATGATGTAATGAGATATCAAGGTCAAGCATTTAATTGGATTGGCTTTGATGAATTAACACAATGGCCTAGTTCTTATTCATGGTCTTACATGCGATCAAGGCTTAGAACAACTAAAGCAAGTGGACTGCCTTTATATATGAGGGCAACAAGCAACCCCGGAGGGCCGGGGCATCAATGGGTAAAGAGGACTTTTATTGATCCAGAAACTCCAAATAAATCTTTTTGGGCTACAGACCCTGAAACAGGAAATACAATCTGTTGGCCTAAAGGACATTCAAAAGAAGGTGATCCACTGTTTAAACGTAGGTTTATACCTGCTACCTTATTCGATAATCCTTATCTAGCTGAAGATGGTATGTACGAAGCTAATCTTTTATCTCTGCCTGAGCACCAACGTAGACAGTTACTCGAAGGAGATTGGGATGTTAACGAGGGAGCCGCCTTCCCTGAATTTAACCGTCAGATTCATGTGGTAGATCCCTTTGATATCCCTGATAACTGGCCTAAGTTTAGGGCTTGTGACTATGGATATGGATCACATACAGGAGTTGTTTGGATTGCAGTCTCCCCATCTGAACAACTGATAGTTTATAGGGAGTTGTATGTAAGTAAAGTAATAGCTACTGATCTTGCTGATATGATATTGGAATTAGAAGATGATGAAAAAATACGATATGGGGTTTTGGATTCTTCTTTGTGGCATCGTCGGGGGGATACTGGGCCTTCTCTTGCTGAACAGATGGTTCTCAAAGGCTGCAGATGGAGGCCATCAGATAGATCAAAAGGCTCCAGAGTAGCAGGTAAAAATGAATTACATAGAAGATTACAAGTAGATGAGTTTACCCAAGAACCTAGATTGGTATTTTTTAGTAGTTGTGTTAATACCATATCTCAATTACCTGCCATACCTCTTGATAAAAATAACCCAGAAGATGTAGATACAAATGCAGAAGACCATTTATACGATGCCTTACGTTATGGTATAATGACTAGACCTAGAGTTTCTTTGTTTGACTATAATATGCCTACTAGTAATGGCTTTCAGGCTTCAGACCCTGTATTTGGATACTAACAAATAGTAAAGGTAAACAGTATGGAAGAAGATGATTTTTTAGAAGAAAGTATTATGTCAGACTCAGAGCAGTCTATTGGCATAGAAGATTCTGAAATAGAAAACTATGATGATCCTCTTGCAGGAAATATTGTTTCTTTAGTCCAACAAAAATATTCTAAAGCCTCTACTGCTAGAGAGGTAGAAGAGCATAGGTGGATACAATCTTACAGAAACTACAGAGGTTTATATGGACCTGATGTACAATTTACTTCTACAGAAAAATCCCAAGTATTTGTTAAGGTAACTAAAACAAAAACTCTTGCTGCCTATGGACAGATAGTAGATGTTCTTTTTGGTAATAATAAGTTTCCTATTACTATTGAACCTACAAAGTTGCCTGAAGGTGTTGCTGAGTCTGTTCAGTTTGAAACAAATCCACAAATAGAAGAAGCAAGACTTGAATTAGAACCGGGAGAAACCCCCGACTCTCTAAGAGAAAGACTTGCAGGATTACAAAAATCCTTAGAGCCAGTAGAAGATAAGCTAGAAGAGGGAGTTGGAACCACACCTTCTCAAGTTACATTTAGCCCTGCAATGGTAGCTGCAAAGAAAATGGAAAAGAAAATCCATGATCAACTAGAAGAATCTAATGCTAATAAACAATTAAGAATGGCTGCATTTGAATGTGCTTTATTTGGCACTGGAATAATGAAAGGCCCATTTGCAGTAGATAAAGAGTATCCTAACTGGACTGATGACGGTGAATACTCCCCTACAATAAAGACAGTCCCTCAAGCATCAAATGTTTCTATTTGGAATTTTTATCCTGATCCTGATGCAGCCAATATGGATGAGGCAGAGTATGTAATAGAGAGACATAAAATGTCTCGTAGTCAATTACGTTCTCTCAAACAAAGACCTTTCTTTAGAGCAAACTCTATTGACAATTGTATTGCAATGGGAGAGTCCTACCAAAAAGAATGGTGGGAGTCTATTATGGAAGACGAAGCCCAAACAGGTTATACAGAAAGATTTGAGGTTTTAGAGTTTTGGGGCAACGTAGATTTAGAAGTCTTAGAAAATTATGAAGTAGATATTCCAGAAGAAGTTAAAGATGCAGATCAAGTTAGTGTAAATATTTGGGTTTGTAAAAATCAAGTTCTTCGTTTAGTAATTAACCCGTTTACTCCTGCAGTTATTCCTTACTATGCTGTACCATACGAATTAAACCCTTACTCATTTTTTGGCGTAGGCATTGCAGAAAATATGGATGATACACAAACCTTAATGAATGGATTTATGAGAATGGCAGTAGACAATGCTGCACTTTCTGGTAATATGTTAATTGAAATTGATGAAACAAACCTTGTACCCGGACAAGATATGTCAGTCTATCCGGGAAAGGTTTTTAGAAGACAGGGTGGTGCTCCGGGTCAAGCTATCTTTGGCACTAAGTTTCCCAACGTATCTAACGAGAACATGCAAATGTTTGATAAAGCAAGGGTATTAGCAGATGAATCAACTGGATTTCCATCTTTTGCTCATGGTCAGACAGGCGTACAGGGTGTGGGCCGTACTGCTTCTGGTATTTCCATGCTTATGTCTGCTGCCAACGGCAGCATACGGAATGTAGTAAAGAATATAGATGACTATCTTTTAGGACCACTAGCAAAAGGTTTCTTTAGTTTTAACATGCAATTTGATTTTGATGAAGAAATTAAAGGAGATCTTGAAGTAAAGGCCAGAGGGACTGAAAGTCTTATGGCTAATGAAGTTCGTAGTCAACGTCTAATGCAATTTTTAGGGACAGTGCAAAATCCTGTACTAGCACCATTTGCTAAGATGGATTATATCATAAGAGAGATTGCTAAGAGTATGGATTTAGATCCAGACAAACTTACTAACTCAATGGCTGATGCTGCTGTTCAAGCAGAAATCTTAAAACAATTCCAAGAACAACAGCCACCCCAACAGCCACCTCAAGGACAACAACCTCCACAGGGAGCACCTGCAGGTGTTCAGGTTGCAGATACTCAAGGCACTGGGGGAGGAACTATAGGAACTGGTTCCGTACCGCAGCCGGGAGAACAGGGCTTTACAGGAGCACCGCAAGGAGTACCTACACAGTGAGTTTAAAGCTACTTGTAAACAATAAAGATATATGGGATGCTTTTAATGAAGAACTTGATAATAGATTGCATCAAGTTCATATTCAAATGGAACAAGTGCCTACAGCAGAAATACTGTATAGACTACAAGGGCAAGCATTTTGCTTACGTAAATTAAAAATGTTGAGAGATTATGTAAATGGACAAGGATAATTCTCAAACAGAAGAAGCTATGAGTTATGGCAAATTGCTCATTGACAATATTGTTGGCATTGATAATAACTACGATACTGCAGGAGAACAACTAGGAAGAGCTATCAAAGAAGATCCTATGGCTGTTTTAGGTTCTGCTTATGCAGGAATTAAAGATGGCATTAATGCACTAAGAAAAAAACCAAAAGAAACAGTTACTGAAGTTGTTACTGATATTAAAGATAGTGTTGTTAATCTTGCTACTCAAGATCTTGATGGTAGACTAAAAGAAATGTATGGGGTATCTTCTATAGATGCTACTCCAACACAAATTAATGATGCTAAGTCTGCAGTTTTAAATGATGCAATGGTTACTTTAGGATTAGTACCTGCAGTTAAACCAGTAAGTATGGGAGCTAAAACAGTAGCTACAGCAATACCTGATGGATTAAAAGCCGATGCAGTTGGGCAAACGATAGCTTTAGTCCAAGGGGATATGGAGTTTTTAAAAGGTACACCTACTGAAAAGTCTACTACACAAGGAGTAGGTGCTGATATAGTTTCTCCTACCCCTAATTTTGAAGAAAAAGGATTACCTATTGCAAGACAAAATCCAAGAGATGCTCTTTTTAGATATAGAAGAAGTGCTCTTAGGGGAGAGGTGCCGGGTGTTACTGGCCCCGTAGCCGTAGAAAATACCCGAAGGTTGATCTTAAGTGACAGTTTTAAAAATCTGTTTGATGCAGTGGATGATAAAGATTTTTATAGTAGTGTTCTTAGTTATATTAAAGAAATAGAGATACCCGGTAAAAAAGGTATTAAGGGTGGAAAAATAAAAAGTTTATTAGAAAAAAACCCTAGAATAAACCAACAAGAACTATATTTTTCAAATGTATTAGACAATATAGATGGTAACAAAACTTACAACAAAGAAGAGTTACTAGCTATAACTAAAAATAATGTACCTAGAATAAGTGTAGAAGTTAAAACTACAAAAGCCGCAGCTATTGGAGATGATGATTTTGATATTGTAGAATATTTTGATACACAAAGATTATTTGATCCTTATGAAACTAAAATAGATGAAAAATTTTATAAAGATGGATTAGGCGAATATGTAGAAATATTAATTAAAAATAAAAATTCAAAAGGTAATTATTATCCTGAAGCAATGTCAGAATGGGATGATCCTACTGTTATATCCCATGCTAGAGGAACTTTTTTTTATTCTTTAGATGAACCAATATTTGTATTTGAAGAAATACAAAGTGCTGCTGTACAAAAAAATACAGTTGCTACTAAAGAAAATGCTAGTAGAAAATATCAAAACAAACCACAAAAACCTCCAAAAGATAAAAACTATATTCTTTTTTTAGAAGATATATATGCTGAAAATTTAAATGAAGGAATTGTAGATATATTAAATGTTGCATCTCCTATTATAGGAGATGATTTACCTTTTAATAAAAATTATCTTTTATTATTAAAAAATAAAAATAACGGTAAAGATTTTGATACAGTTTCAGATTATACTGAAGCTATGACTATTATAGACAAAACAAATGAAGAAATAGTAAAAGATTTTGCAAAATTAAAATCAGATTATCAAAATGATAATATAAATTTAGATGGGGTTGCAGAAACTTTAGCAAATAAATATAATATAGATAAAGATAAACTTTTAAAATTTGATAATCAAGCTCCTGAAATAGATTATGAAATATTACTTTCAAATTTTATAAAAGAATTTATTTATGATGAAAAAAAAATAAATGTCGATCAATTCAATGACCAAGATATTTATGATCTTGTTTCTGGTGCAGATTATGCGATAAAAGACTATCTTGCTTCTAAAGAAAATCTTGTTCCTTTAAATTTAAATAGTTCTGTTAGGGTTGCTTTACTTTCTGCAATGAAAGAAGCTAAAAAACGTGGGGTTAACAAATTATATATACCTAGTGTAGATGATATTAGGGCTGCTGATAGGACTGGACTTTCAGAAAAAGCTGCAGAAAGAACTTATAAAAATGCTACTAATTCTGTATTAAAAAAATTAAATTCTGAAACAGAGGGTAAAATAAAATATCAACAAGTAGCTTCATTTAAAGGGTTAGAATTTAAATTAAAAAAACCTTTAATAGAAATAGATATTACAGATTTTGATATAAATAAAAATACACAATTTAGATTTGCTGAAGGAGGCTCAGTAAAAGATATGGATAAACAAATGGAAATGATGTTTGAAGAGGGGGGCATTGCAGATGATGGAATGACTCAAGACCCTGTATCAGGCAATGAAATACCACCCGGATCACTAGCCGAAGAAGTTAGAGATGATATACCTGCCCAGTTATCTGATGGTGAATATGTAGTTCCTGCAGATGTTGTAAGATTTTATGGTGTAAAGTTTTTTGAAGATCTTAGAACAAAAGCTAAAAAAGGACTTGCACAAATGGAAGAAGATGGTAGAATAGGTGGAGAACCTATTCAAGCTGAAGTAGCCTCTATATCTGATGAAGAGTTAGAAAAAATTATTCAAGAAGAAATGGCAGCAATACAACAACCTGTTCAGATGCAAGAAGGGGGTTTAGCTGAATTAAACAAGCCCACAAATTTAGTAGGTATAAATGAAAGAGGGGTGCAATCTGTAGCTTATATTAATCCTCAAACAGGAGATATTTTATATTTTATTTTTGTTGATGGAAAAATAACTCCTCCCGGAACTGCCATACCAAAAGGATATGTAAAACAATCTGCTTACGATCCAAATGTCCCTACAACCCCTAAAAAACCAGAGTCAGAAACTCCTAAAGATGATGATGATGATGGTCCAGATAAAGATCTCCCAGAAGCAGAAGGGTTAGGAGATTTTTTTGATGATGCTGCTACTTGGTCAAGTGGCACTAGTTGGTCAGATGGATTACTTGCTGATTCAACTAAAGGACAAAGAGGAGGAAAAATTGTTGGTGGATTAGCTGCAGCAATAAATCCTGTTGCAGGGTTAACAATAGGAGTCGCAACAAAACTTCAACCACAAGAGGCTATTTCTAAAGTTAGAGCTAAGGCTTTAATTTTAAGAGCACAAGGTAAACCAGAAGAAGCAAAAGTTTTAGAAGATTCAGTAGATAAATTTGCACAAACTCAAGGGGCATTTATGGATAATCTTGATGAAACTATTGCTCCCGGAAGAATGAGGGCTAATGAGTTATTACAAAAATTAGGTTTGCCAACATTAAAAATGGGACTGGGTGAAGATGGTTTAAAAGCTGCAGCAGATGCACTATCTAAAGATGACAAGAACGTAAGTGCTATTACTAGATTTATTAATAGTCTTTCTAAACCTACACCTACAACTACAACTAAAGATACAACTAAAGAGGATGAGGATGATGATGGACCATCTGCTGCTCAAATTTTAAATAAAAAAATGCAAGATGAAAGGAGAAAAAAAGTTCAACAAGATCAAACAGGTGGTAGAAGTTTTACTTCTGGAACAGGAGGCACACAACCAGATAAATCTACTACTGCAGATTCAGGAGCAGGTGCTTCTGGTTATGGTGGATATACAGGAACTCCCGGAGGACGTAACAAAGGTGGTTTAATGCAAAGAAAAAAGTAAAGAAAAAATAATAAGGCTACTCAGCTACGGCTGACCCCAATATAAAAAGGAAAATAATATGCCAGAACTAACAGAAATAGAAACCCCAAAAACATCAGGATTTGTTGATCGGGGATATAACTACGAAAACAAACGTAAACGTATGGAACAAGAAGAAGAGGAGATAAAACGTCTTGAAGCCGAACAACGTGGTGAACTTGAATCCAGTACAGAACAACAACAAGAAGAAGCTGCCGAAAAGGAAGAGGCCGATACAGAAGTTAAAGAAGAGGCGTTATCTGCAGAAGAAAAATCTTTTAAAAAACGTTATGGTGATCTAAGAAGACACGTACAAAATAAAGAAAAAGAATGGGAAGAAAAATTTAAAACTCTTGAAGATCGTCTTAAAAAAGAAAATATTGTCCCACCTAAATCAGATGAAGATATTGAACAATGGGCTAAACAATACCCAGACGTTGCAGGAATTGTAGAAACTATTGCTGCTAAGAAAGCACAAGAAATGTTTTCTAAAGCTGAAGAGAGACTACAGAAGATAGATGAAGAACAATTTGAGGCTGTAAAAAGCAAAGCAGAAGATATGATTAGAAAGTCTCACTCTGACTTTGATCAACTAAGAGAATCAGATACATTTCATAATTGGGTAGAAGAACAACCTAAATGGGTACAAGATGCTCTTTATGAAAACTCTGATGATGCAGCTTCTGTTATTAGAGTTATTGATTTATATAAAGTTGATAATGGTCTTACTAAAAGTGACTATGCAGAAAAACGTAAGGCTGCAGCAAAGAGTATAAAGAAATCTTCTAAAACAAAAGTAGATGCAACTGAGTCTTCTGATATGATTAAAGAGTCAGATGTTGCAAAAATGTCTACAAAAGAATTTGAAGAAAAGCAAGATGAAATTACCAAAGCCATGAGGTCAGGTAAATTTATCTACGATATGTCGGGCAAAGCCCGATAAAAGTGTTGACAAATTAATTTTTGTCAATATAACTATGCATACAATGTAAGAGCCTCTTTTAGACTACCTCTATATTGTATTATAAAGTCTAAACAAAAAGAAGACCTACCTAAATAAGTATAGGCCCATTTGTTTTAAACTGGCGAGTTTATCTCATTTGCACCCTAGAAAATATTTAGCCTCTACTATAACTGTTTAGCTTTCTTAAAGCCAAACATAACATAGGAGGACTTTCCAATGGCTTTTCAAACGTCAGCAGGTTATGGCAATCTTCCAAACGGAAACTTTTCTGCCGTAATCTACTCCAAAAAGGTGCAACTTGCATTTCGTAAGAGCACTGTAGTAGGAGACATTACTAACTCTGATTATTTTGGGGAGATTTCTGCCCAAGGTGATACAGTGAAAATTATCAAAGAACCCGAAATCTCTGTGCAAGCCTATGCCAGAGGTACACAGGTGTCAGCCCAAGATCTTGATGATGAGGACTTTTCACTCGTAATCGACAAGAGTAACTATTTTGCTTTTAAGATTGACGATATTGAAGAAGCCCATAGCCACATCAATTTTATGGACTTGGCAACTGATCGGGCAGCTTATCGTCTTGCTGATAACCATGACCAAGAGGTTCTAGGTTATATGGCAGGGTATAAGCAAACAGCTTTGCACTCTGCTGCAGGTACAGTTAATGATGTTGTTAATGGTACTAAAGCAGTAACAACTGCAGGTTCTGATGAATTGTTGACATCAATGAAACTCCGCAAGGATTCATTTAGCAACATTACAACAGGTTCTGCAGGGGATCACTCAATCCCACTAGCAGTACGTTTGCCCGGTGCAACGTCACTGCCAACAGCTACGGCATCACCACTACAGGTTGTTGCTCGTATGGCTCGTCTTTTAGATCAACAACAAGTTGATACTCAAGGACGTTGGCTGGTAATCGACCCAGTGTTTATGGAACTACTTCGTGATGAAGACTCACGTTTCATGCACGCAGATTACGGTGAGTCAGGTGGTATTCGTAATGGTCTTACCATCAATAACTTTCATGGATTCCGTTTGTATTCCTCTTCAAACCTACCATCAGTAGGTACTGGACCGGGTACATCTGGATCAGCAAACCAAAACTCTAACTTTGGTGTGTTGGTTGCTGGACATGATAGTGCTGTTGCAACTGCAGAGCAGATCAACAAAACTGAAACGTATCGTGACCCTGACAGCTTTGCTGACATTGTTCGTGGTATGCATCTATACGGCAGAAAGATTCTTCGTCCAGAAGCAATCGTAACTGCTAAGTATAACGTAGCATAAGGGAGGATTAGAACATGGCTACATATGATATGACTTCCAAAGCAACTGTCGGTGTAAACTCTGATAGTATTGCTGCTGCATACTCACGTTATCAATCTAACGGTATGTATATGCGAGAGGCTACCCTAGACATTGCCAAAATGGTTGCCGCAGGGTATTCTATGACTACAGGAGATATCTTTCAACTCCTAGAGATACCTGCTAACACAATGGTATTGTTTGCAGGGGCAGAAGTTACAACTGCTTTTAATGGTACTTCACCAACAGTAGATATTGATTTTGCTGCAGGTGATGACATTGTTGATGGAGCAGCCGTAAACTCTACTGGTTTCTTGGCTAGTGGTTCTAACGGTGCTGCAATGACAACATCAGGTACTATTACTTTTACTCAACACGTAACTACTACAGATACGATTGATGTAAAACTAGAAGCAAGTGCTAACGATGTCACATCAGGGATTCTTCGTCTGGTAGCTTGTTGTGTAGACACAGGCATACGAGGACGAGTAGCTCCAACTGAAGTTGATCGTGACTATCTTGCATAGTTAAACTAATAGAGGGGCTAGGTGACTAGCCTCTCTAACTACATCTAAAGGTTATATATGTCTACTTATCTTACACTTGTTAATGAATTATTACGTAGGTTAAATGAAACTACACTTGATACAGCAGGTGATGGGTTTGCAACGGCACGTAACTTACAAGCTATTGCAAAAGATGCTGTTAATTCTAGCATCAGAGAAATAATGCAGGTTTCTCAAGAGTGGCCTTTTCTTTTAACAACTCGTACAGAAACTTTAACTGCAGGAACAGGGACATATAGTTGGCAAACAAATACATCTAAAGTTGATTGGGATTCTTTTTATTTAAAAATTTTAACTTCAAAAGATAATGAGCCTACAAAACTTTCTGTTATAAACTATAATGATTATCTAAGAATTTATAGACCAATAGAAGACAGGTCAGGCACAACAGGTAGAACTACCCCTCAGATAGTTTATAAAACACAAGAACGTAAGTTTGGTGTTAGCCCTCTACCTGATGCAGCCTATGAAATAGAATATAAATATTATTTATTTCCAGATGATTTAACTAATTTTGACGATACCTATCTTATACCTAGTAGGTTTAAACACGTTATTATAGATGGTGCTATGATCTATATGATGAGATTTAAAAGCAATGAACAAAGTGCTATGATCCATCAACAAAAGTTTGATCTTGGTATAGATAATATGAGGAGATTATTATTAGATAGCCCTGACTATATTACTTCTACTTTTCTTAGTCGTAGCAGTAAGATGGCATTTCCTTCATTATCAGGAACTAGTTAATGGCAGATCAGCTTTCTACCTATCCAGTGCCTTGTCAAGGGGGACTTATTAATAATATAGATCCCTTAACTCATGGCTCTCAGTTTGCTGGTTCTGCTTATAGAATGATTAACTATGAGCCATCTCTTAATGGTGGGTATCGCAGAGTTTCAGGTTTTACTAAAGCCTACGGAGAACTTACAGGAGAGGCAAATACACCTGTATTAGGTCTACATATATCTCCTGATGTAGGGCAGGGAGTTTTTGGAGCTAGAAAACCTGCAGCAGGAAATAACTATTTACATTCTTTTAATCATTACTACACAGTAACTTTAGGGTCAGGAGAGGGTTCTAGTTTTACAGTAGGAGAAACAGTAACAGGTGTTGTTAGTTCTAGTGATAATACAGCAGTAGCTGCTTCTGGAACAGTTATTTCAAAAACTTCAGATGCTATTGTAATTGATCATGGAAAATTACCAGAAAATATTTTTGCCTCTTCTAATGTTTTAACAGGTGGCACTTCTTCAGCTACAGGAACTGTGGCATCTACTCCTACAGTAATAGGTTGGGAAGCAATATCAACTTCAGGTTCTCCTACTATGTCAGGAGTGGCTCAAGTTAGATTTGAAAATTTTAATTGGGGAACACCTAAGTTTGCTTTAGTTGATGGTGTAAATCCTGCAGCTACTTTTGATGGAACAACTTATACACAAATAACTCATTCAGATGCTCCAACAGACCCTACATTAATAGCAGCATTTCAAAATCATTTGTTTCTTGCAGGGGATGCTTCAGAACCTTATAACGTATATTTTAGTGCTCCTGTTAATGAAACTAATTTTTCTCCTAGTGCAGGTGCAGGTGTTATAAATGTTGGCTATAAAGTTACACAGATTAAAGCATTTAGAGATCAACTATTTATTTTTGGTGAAAATAATATTAAAAGATTAGTAGGAGATAATCAAGCTAATTTTGTTCTTCAAACAGTTACAAGTAATTTAGGTTGCATAGCCCCTGATAGTGTGGTAGAATTTAATGGTGACATTATTTTTCTAGCACCAGATGGATTAAGACCTGTAACAGGCACAGACAGAATAGGTGATATAGAATTAGCAACCTTATCAAAACCAATACAATCTATATTTGAAGACTACATTGCCAACGAAGATTTAGCAAGTATTCGTACCATAGTTATTAAAAAGAAATCTCAATTTAGATTATTTTTTGCAGATCAAAATTCATTAGGTTTAATAGGTGGAATTAGGCGTAGTGGTACATCTCCTAGTGCAGGATTTGAGTTTGGTCAACTAGTTGGGGTAGAAGTTAAAACTGGTACAAGTGGCTACATAGGAGATGAAGAGTACGTTATTCATGGGGATTCTACAGGTAATGTATATAGACAAGAAGACGGAAATACTTTTGACGGAAATAATATTTTTAGTCTTTATCAAACTCCTTATGTTTATATGGAAGATCCTGAAGTTAGGAAGACCATCCACAGTGTTAATACATATTTAAGGGCTGAAGGTATATTGAGTGTTGTTATGACAATAGAGTATAATTATGGAGATACTAATATTTTAAATCCCACAGATTTTACTTTTACTACTGTTGGTGCAGCAGCCTATTACGATAAAGCAAAATACGATGCAGCAGAAATTTATGATGGTAATCCATCACCTATAAGATCAACAAATGTTTCTGGATCAGGAAAATCAGTATCTATAAGATATGTTACCAATGAAGACCAACCTAGCCACACAATTCAAGCCTACAGCATTACGTATGGTTTAGGAGATAGGAGATAGAATATGTCAGGATCAGGCTATACACGTCAATCAGTAGCTAGTATTGTACCTACAGCCGTTGTACGTGCTGCCCCAATTAATGCTGAATATGATAAACTAAGAGATGCTTTTGCTCAAAGTGATACAGGAACAACTGGTCACAGACATGATGGTAGTTCTGATGAAGGCTCTTATGTTCCTTTTATTGCTGACCTAGATAAAAAGAATCATTTATCTGTAGATCAAACAAATAATCGGTTTGGTGTATTTGTTGAAGTAAGTAGTTCTGCT